CTTGGCATCGAGCTCGGCGAGGTAGGGCTCGCCGATCGACACCACGGATCCGGGCTCGCCGGGATCGCCCTTGTCGCCTTTGTCGCCGCGTAATCCGGTCGGGCCGCGTAATCCGGTCGGGCCAACCTCGCCTTGCACGCCCATCGGCCCCTGCGGACCGCGCGAACCAGCCGGGCCGGGCGGACCGATCGGGCCAATATCCCCTTGCGGACCGATCGCACCGGTTGGGCCGACTTCGCCTTGAGTACCTTGCGGTCCGGCAGGACCAGGCGGGCCGGGGTCACCCGGCACGCCAGGCGCTCCCGGCATAGCGTCACGGCCGTCGCGGCCCGCGATGCCCTCGGCGCCCGGATCACCCTGCCTGCCTTCCGGGCCGGGCGGGCCGATATCGCCCTGCGGTCCGATCGGACCGGCCGGCCCCACATCGCCTTGAATTCCCTGCGGCCCCTGCGGGCCGGTTGCGCCGTCCTTGCCGTTGAGCGCGAGCGGCCGCGCCTCCAGCGCCAGCAAGCGGCCAGCGATGGCCTCAAGCGTCGCGAGCACGCGCTCGAGCACCGTCGCCCGCGGCTGCTCTGGCGGCCCGCTCATGGCGCGGTTCACGATGGGACCGGACATACTACCCTCAACATCTCGTCGACAGCGTCGATGCGCGCGTGCGCGACGGCGCCGTCGCCTTCATCCGCCGCAGGAGCGGCGGCGGGCTGTGCAGGCGCAGGCTGCGCGACCTCGACGGGTTCCTCGCCCGCGCGATCGAGCGTCGTCATGTTCACCGGCACGAAGCGCTTATCGCCGTCCGGTCCGATCGTGTTCTCGTCCTCGAGCGAGAGAACGTCGTTCGGCGAATAGGCGCCGATGTTGAACATCGTCTTGTAGAATTCGCCGCGCGCCTTGGCGTCGCCGCGCATCAGGGCCCGCATGTTCATCTTGGTGTAGGCTCCGGCCCTGTTGGAGCCGAGCAGTTTGAACTCGGCCTCGTCCTCGAACCGCTTAACCCACGGCGACACGGAATCGACCACGACCTCGATCGCCTGGTGCTCGATATTGTTGAACGTCGAGCGCAGCAGATGCATGACCTTGTGCGGCGGCACGCCAAACCACCGGCAGATTTCCTCAACGAGATGCTGATGCACCTCGACGATCTGCGACTCGGCCGCGTTGTTGCCGATGGTCTTGATCTCGGCGTCTTGATCGACGAAGGCCGTCTTATTCGATTTTTGCGGCCCCTTGTAGATCGCGTTGAACTGTTCTTTCTGCCGCGCCAGCCCTGCGGGCGTCAGCGGCTTCTTGTTGATCACGACCGTTGCCGGCGTCGCGCCGTTGCCGAAGAACGCTGCGCCGAACAGTTGCGCCGCCTTGGCCCAGCCGAGCGACTGCGCCGCATACTGCACGACGTTGACGCCGACGGGCCCCTCGCCGAAGCCGCGAATATGAAACATCTGGCCGTAGGCAAGCTCGATCTTGGCACCGTTCGCGCTGTTGCTGACCTCGTAATAAAGCTCGCCGTTATCCTGATTGCGGCAGACCTGCACGCGCTCGGGATGGATCGGCCACAGCGCAAAGGCACGGCCGAGCTGATCGAATTCGATCTCGGCGTAGCCGTTGCCCCATCGCAATGCCCAATGGGTGAGCGTCTCGCGGAATTGCGCGCTCGACCACTCCCGGCTGGCGCGCTTGTAGAGCAGCCGCTCGATGGGGTGCGAGCTCCAAATCTCGGGGCCATTGCTGCCGTCGCGCATGACGTGCCACGGCAGCACTGACACCGTCTGTGACAGGTAGCGCAGGCACGCCCACACCGCCGAGATGGTGACCGCCTCGTCGGGGTCCATCCGCGTGCCGGCCAGCGTGCGCAGATTGGCCGGCACCCGGTCCCAGTCTGGATAGCGCGGCTCGCCGACGATGCGGGCGGCCCATATCGCAAGCGTCTCGCGCAGACGATCGAGCATCAGTCGTCATCCCCTCGATCGCGCAGCGCGAGCCACTGATTGTAACGGTTCATCATCTCTTGCCAGCGAGGGTGCATCGGATCGCGCATAATCGACATCTCTTCGTCACCAAATGCCGCCGGTTCCACGGCCGCATCGGGCTTAACTGCGGGCGCGTCACTGGCGGCAAGCACGTCATAGACCGACTGCTGCAGCTCGTAGGTCGAGGCGACGCTCATCGCCATCGCCAGGCACACCATGCCGTCGATCCGCCCGCGGCTTTTCGCCTTGGACAGTTTCCGACTGCCGGCCGGGTCCATCTGCACGACGGCATTTGCGGCGCACATCTTGAGCACCGGATGATCGTCGTGGACGATCCTGCCGCTCAGCAGTGCGGCCTCGAGCGAGCGCAGCGCCGGCGACATGCTCTGATAGCCCTGCCCGAACTCGACGAAACGCTCGATCTCGACCTCCCCGAGCCCGGCCTTCTCTAGCCACGGTTTCAGGTGCCGCCAGTTCCAGCGGTCGAACGCGATGCTCTGCACATCGCACCGCTGGAAAAGCCGTGCGATGTACTCGGCGATGTACTCGTACTGGACCGCCTTCCCCGGCGTTGTGCTCAGGTGTCCCTCGTTGGCCCATACGTCGTACGGGACACGATCCTTGCGCGCCCTTTCGCGCAGCCCATCTTGCGGAAGCCAGAACACCGGCTTGACGTGCCAGCGGTCATCGACCGGCGTCATCAGCACCAAGGCGGTGAGGTCGTTCACCTCCGACAGATCGAGGCCGGCAAACACCGGCAATCCGTCGAGATCCTCGACCACCTCGCCGATGCACGATTCCCACACCGCGCGCGATACGAACGGGCTCGACGCCTCGACGCGCTGGTTGAGCGTGTAGTTGCGGTAGAGCGGCTCCTGCGACGGCATCCGCTTGGCGTCGTCGGCCTGCTTGCGCACCTCCGTCGCATTGAGGAAGTCGCCAAAGGCCGGGTTCGCCTGCCGGATCGCCTTGTCGCTGAACGGGTCGATCTGTGGATCAGCGGTGTAAAGGCTCAACACCGCCGTCGGATCGGCACCGCTCAGGGCGTCGTCGATCAGGATCGATAAGAGGTCGCCGTCGGTCGGCGCCTGCGTCGAGATGATGATCGACATGGGCCGCTCGTGCGCGCCCATCGCGTTCTCGATCGCGTTGAACAGTTCCGACACCGGGCCCCGGACCTGGCCGAGCTCGTCGTGCACGGCGAAGATCGGGCTTTGGCCGTGCGCCGTAGTCGCGTCGGCCGACAGTGCCCGATAGAGCGTGCCAAGCTCCTCGCAGTACAGTTGTTTCAGCGTGTCGCGGACGATGACAACCGCAGACAATTCCGGCGACAGCCGGACCATCTTGGCGGCCAGATTGAACAGCACCGCGGCCTGTTCTCTCGACTGCGCGGTCGACGGAAGCTGACTATTCGGCACCGCCTCGGGGCCGCACAGGTGCAGCAGCAGCAGGCAGGCCGCCAGGCTGGTCTTGCCGTTCTTCTTGCCGAACGAAATGATCGCCCGCCGGGTGCCGTGCGGGTTGTCGTATATCTTTTTCAGGTCGCGCTTTTGCCAGGGCCGCAGTTTGATCGGCTTGCCGATCTCGCTGCCTTCGGGTACACGGCAGAACTTCTCGATCCACCCGATGTTGCGCTCGCCGCGCGTCTCAGCCCTAGCTTTCCCACGGCTTGCGCGCCGGGTTTGGCCTTTTGTTCCCACGATGATTCGTCGTCGATTGTTGTGTCAGGCGCATTGTGCGCGCGAGCGCTGCGATGATGCGCGTCTCGGCGCGCTCCATTGCGAGCAGGCCGTTATAGTCCGACACGCTCAATTCAGGGTCCGACGTCGCCTTCTCTTTAAGCTCGGCGATCCGCCGCGCGTTCACGACATGGCGGCAATACTGCGCAAGGACTGGCACCGTCGATGCTGAAAACCAGTCGGCGGGCTCGGCGTTCACCACCGCTGCCCAAACCTCGGTTTCCTCGTCATTGAGGTCATGCGGCGCCTTTTGCCGATCGACCACCTCGATCCGCTTCGGCCCGGCGATTGTCAGAGCTGCCGCAGATGTGCGGCCCCGTTTACCCACGAGACGACGCACAGAGCCACACAGAGGCCCATCCCAAGCTGATCGCGATCAGTGCGACGTACAGGAGCATTTTGTGCTATCCTTTGGCGCGATGACAGTCCATGCCACCCCCGAGAGGGTCCAAAGCGAACTTCCTCAACATACCGGAACAGCGCGCTCGGCGAGATGGTAGCACGTCGCCGGGGCGTCCGCGGAGACGCGTCTCCTCGGGCCCGCCTCCGCGCCGAGGCAATGGGCAAGATGGTGCGATGGACGAAACGCCGCGGCTGGCAGGTCGGCCCAACTCCCTATCAGTACCGTATCAGGGGACTGCATTTTTTCCAGCGGAAGCGGTTCGCGTGCCATCCTCGTCCATTGCGCCACCGACTACCTTGCGGATGGCCGAAACCATGCGCCTGGTGCTCGAGGCGCAGGACAAAGCTGCGAAGGCAGCAGTAGATCTTTTCGTGCCGCGCTGACAGCGGGCGCTAGATCGCATCCACGCCCACGTTTTTCTTGCCCCCCGAAAAAAAGTTTACGATTTATCCCAAGAAAAGCCTCCGGCGGTTCAGCCCCTCCGCACGTCAGGGATGTTGCCCCCCTATCCCCTGCCCATTGTCTTTGCTTGCGTCTTGGCCCAGTGGTGCGCCGGATCGGCCGGATTGCCGTGGACGTCACACCCTATAGCCTCGAGCTGACCGCCGTTGCCACGCTTGCCGCTGGCGCGCTCCTTGATCTGCCCGTCATGGCGCTTGCACAGCGAGCGCAGATTATCGAGCCGATCGGCGCCACCGGCCCGACGTGCCTGGATGTGGTCGACGATTGTCGCGAACTCGCTGCAGCCTGGCACAACGCATCGATGGCCATCACGCGCCAGCACCGCAGCCCTTAGCGTGCGCCATTGTGGCGTGCGGTAGTAGGGATCATTTGGCATAGCCTGCCCACTCAGTTCGCGGACAGCGCCGGCAAGCTCTCGTCCGGTTGTGGCGGGTAAAAGGTTAGAGTTTCTAGGATCGACGTGGCGGTCGCGTCGGGCACGAAGATGGACACGTTGACCGCAATGTGCGTCGCACCTGAGTTGTTCGCGACGGTGCCGACCGCCTCAACGTCCTCGCCATCGAGGCTGCCCACTATGTGGTTCGGGGCCATGGTCACAGCGACCTTGTGGTCCCCGTTTGGGGGCTCGCCCAAGGTGGCGCCGGTGGTGCTGCCGATGGCGTAGGCTTTGCTGCCGTTGGCGTTCGTGACGAGGGTGCAAGTCCATTCAACGTTGAAGTTGGGGAGGTCGAGAACCTCGACGGTACATCCGGTCTGGCCTGTAGTGCCCGATATTGCGTTGAAAAATTCGGCAACGAACGTGAGCCCTCCTCCTGCGGGAAGAAGACCCGCCGCAGCGCCGCTGGTCAAAACAAAAGCGCAGTTGGCGGACGAGGCGCCCGTTGCCCTTATGCCAATGCCGCCCACAATTTTACTGGGATCGAAAGCTCCCCAATCGAGGTTTTCCTCAATGCTCTCTTGTCGGGTGTGCTCCGCGCCTCCGAACCAATATCGCCCGTTTTTGAAATCCAAGAACGCGACGGCTCCCTCAGGCAGCCACTCCGGCTCTAAGCCGCCGTGGTGCAGCCTGAGGCGGGCCGCCCAACCCACCAGGTCGGTATCGCGGCTCGACTCGCCATAGAGTGCGATGACATTGGCGTCTGTGCCGGTGCCGCCCCAATGATCGCGGATGTAGAGCGCCACGGTGGCGGTATCGTTGGCGCCAGCGGTGGCCCCGCCATGCAGCTTGAGGTAGGTGGCGATCGTGGTGGCGTCCGCTCCTGAGATGGCCATGACTTGCGCTCAGCCAAAGGCGGCCCACACCGCGATCGCGGCCGCGACCACGAACGTGACCACGAACCACCACACTATTCGCACTGGCAAATCATCGTTGCCGATCATGGGCTTGCTCTACTTTTTAGACGTGGCCTCGAGCTCCCGAAAGTGAGCTACTTCACCCTCGCTCAGAGCGCGTCCGATCACTGCCGGTCCTGTGTACACAGGCCACCCGCGCTGATTGCCGGCGCGATTGCCCCTGGCCAAGCAGCGACCGCCGTGGATCAGCTCTCGTCCGCAGGCGCAGGTCGGGGCCTTGTCCCCGTCCTCGCGCAGCCAGCGGCGATACCAGTGGTAGGCGGTATGCTCGGTGCAGATGCCGTCCCGCCAAGCCTCAGCGACGCTGCGCCCGCGCTCGTAGTAGCGGCGCAGGGCGGCCCTGCGCTCCAGGTGCATCGGGCTAGCGGCCATCGGTCACCCGCAGGAGGCCGCCGCGCCGAACTACCAGCACGGCATTGTTGTCGTCGATCCGGAGCTCGACCACCTGGTCGAGGGGCTCACGCGCCGGCGCCGAAGCCGCCGTCCCTGGTGCAGCGTCCCTGGTGAGGCGAGCGCTGATGGGGGCGCGCCAGGACGGTGCGCACTTGATGAGCAGCGCCCTGGCCTGGGAGTACACCCAGGTGAGGTTGGCACCCTCGATCGTGACGTGGCCGCCGACACCGATCCGGACACCGATCAGGCCAGGGATGTGGCCCTCGGGCAGCAGGAAGCCGAGCGCCGGCGGCGGCACGAACGTGAGCTTGTAGGGCGTGCGATCGACAGCCGGCTTGCTCTGCCGGCGGTCGGTTTTCCGGTAGCCTGTGACCCTCTCGCCGCCCCTGACCCAGACGACGCGGCCGGACATTTATGCTGGGGTCCGAAGCCCGTGGTAGATGCTCTGCCCATCGCCGAAGGCTAGGCGATCACGCAACGTGAACCCCATCAGCGGCCAGGCCTGGCGCACCGCGTCTTCGTAGGCGAGCTTGCAGCCGAGCGAATAGCTGTAGTTCTCGCTACTCGCCGGCGCGCTCTTGCCCACGATGGTGAAGCCGTTTTTCATCTCGATGATGCACAGCGTCAGCACGCGAAGCTGCGCCCTGGTCGGCACGCCCATCGCATCGGCGGCCGAGCGATAATGCACCCGCGCGATCGCGTTGATGATGTCATCGAGCGACACGCGCGGCGCGGGGCTGACAGCTGCGCACTCGCGTTCGGTGGCCTCGAGGCTCTCGGACATCAGCTCCTCCATCCGGGGCGCGGCCCGACCCGTCGGGGGGCTGGGAGGAGAGGCCGGGCCGCGCGAGCCGGGCCGCAAAGGCCCGACAGGGATGGAGCGACAGTGAGCGAGAGCGGTTTCTGTCCCGTTAAAATTCAGAGGGCTCGCCGGTGGTGACAGCGAGCCCTCCAAACACTCCCCACTGGAAGATGATCAGCGCTTCTTGCGCGGCTTGCGCGGCGTCTTGGTCTTGCGCATCGACTTGGATGCGCTCGCCTGCGCCCTGAGCTTCTTGAGCGCGGCGCTCGGCCGCTTAGTGCCCCGACGCTTCTTGCGCCGACCGTTGCGGATGGTCATGGTTAGCCCTCTGTGTTTGCATCGCCGGTTTCAGCGACATCGCAAACATTTCCCGCGTCAGCAAATTAGTCAAGGTCGCGAATGGAATACAGCGACGATGGTGCACATGGTTTACGCTTCGCTACGGCCTTGAGAGCGCCTGCAAGATCACGGGTTTACGCTCGCCGGTGAGCCACGGCGCAAGCGGAATATCCGGCATCGTGACGCGGTGAGCGACGAGCCGGCGACCGGAATTGAGCACTTCACTCAAGGTCTGGAGCGC